AGACAAAAAAACCCCCCCCCGCGGAGAGAAGAAGAAAAGAGGGGGGGGGGGGTTTTCTGTACCTCACGCCCAACAACACTCACACGGAGGTGAATAATTGTCACCGACTAGTATAGCACATCAGCCGATCTTTGCAGCAGTAAGGATGACACCACCCCAACCGATATTAGACGATGGTGAGCACGTGACACGGAACTGTACACCAATACTTTGGTTATCAGTTGTCGTATGGTAAGGCACATTTCCAAGATTAACGAACATTACGTTACCGTTGATCGTATAAGTGTTGAACCGGCCAATATGGTACTCCTTGCCACCAAGTGACATGTAACAATTGATGAACGAACTCTGTGCATTAAAGTCATTAGCAAACGTGACAGAGGCTGACACCAACCACAAGCCAGCCTTCTTAAATTGGAAGTTGCCATTAACACGGTCAGCGTTTGCGTTCTGGTAACGATAGAAGTAGTCGGACATTGACGTGTTAGTCACGTAATCCGTTTCGACAGGCCCACCGAAGATAGTTGTGTACCTGCCGTCAGAGTAAGTACTCACTGTCTTACGATCAGCCTGGTAAATAAGGACATCCGGGTTCTTACCCGCAGCATCACGCAGAGGCTTCAGCTTAGATTCACGGTCTGAGTCATTCTTAGCAATAATGACTCGTCCATCCTGAAGGCCCTTCACAACCTCAGAAACCGAATTGAAACCGAGGTTCATGAAGATAGGCCACGATTGGACCACATCATTGTCGCTGTAGGTCCAAATACCTTGCTTGTTGATTGGCATTAGTATCGCACTCCTGAAACAGAAACTTGTAGACCAGACTGATCACTGGCGCTGACCAAATACTGATCTGGGTTATAGCCAGAGACGTTGATCGTCACGTATGGGTTGCTAACCTCATTGTAGTTGATTAGCGTTGTAAGAGATAGAGGGGCACTGAGTGTCTTGTTGTAAGTAGGAACAAACACAGTCGTCCCACCAATACGAGCACCGTTTACAATCACATGAGCTTGAAATAGTGCAGAAGATGGGGTGATATTATCCTTTACACGGATTGAGATGAAACCGGAGACAGCTACGAGCATGAATGAGCCTGCATTACCCCAATCAAGTTGTGCAGTATAAACAGAATTGCCGACATGCGAAGTATCATCGGTAAAAACCAACTTAGACCTAGTGTCCGTAAAATTGAATGGTTGTGCGACACCATTAGCGGCATTACTCTGCACAAGGGCAGAAAGGGTATCGGAAGAGTTGGTTAACTTGTTGTCGTGAACACGCACGAGCGATTCAAGGTTAGCCAACCGTCGATCAATATCTGAACCCCATGCTTGAGAAGGGGCTGGCAAGTTATGCTTCATTATGGGTGTATCCTCTCAACGACAACTCCTTCAGTGTAATGCCTTTAGGGGCTTCTAGGTCTTGAACACGTGGCCTATCAAAGATAGCGTGCAGGTCAATAACCTTAGTGTAAGGTTCGCATGAAGCCTTTACACCTGAGTTGTCATAGTTAACTGTTGTAATCGTCCAGACAAACCTGTCGAACACAGCGTTAGTGCCAGCGAGTCGGCCAAATACCTGTGCCCTATCTGTCACAGTCTTGTTGGCTGTAAACTGCTCAAGATCACTCTGAATCTTACCCATTGTCGTACCAGTAGGCCAAACTTCAGCAGCCTTCTTTGGTAGTGGTGCGCCAGTGAAGGCTGTAACGTCCGAAGCAAGAACAGCTGGCCGCGTAAAATCATACACAACCTCGGTGTACGCCTCGTTCAATGGAATAGTGCCCGTCCAATCGAGACCACAGCTGTATCCGAAAGCGCCTTGGGCAGTGTATACACATGCCTCGTAAGCCTCGTTAATATTCGTGATGAACTTGGAGTCAATCTTCACAGGCTCAGTCTTCGGTGTGTAACCAGTCTGAAAGTGCAACGTCCGTTCTTCATACAAACAAACATCGGCAAAAATGCGCAGAGACGAATAATCATTCTGCCCATCTGACTCTGCTAGTCTAAATGGGGCAAGACGCTTATTATCCATCCCAGTAACGCGAACCTTCAACTGATTCGCTTCATCACCGAGTTCGACATAAACAGAACCCCCCTCTGCGTACCACTGCGCGGGTGTAATCGGCTTGTTATCCTTACCAACGACACAATACTTCGACTTGTTGATAATATACCTAGACCTATTATCTACAGCAGTTGTAGCAATACCCGTGTCAGAAGGGTAAATCTCGTTAGGCATAACACAAACAGGCTGATCGTACAAGGCATTGACGACACCTGATGTTTCAAGCACAAACTCTTTAGTCTCACCAGATTCGACAGAAAGAACTTCGGCACCGGAGAGTTCTTTCGGTTGATCCCCGTTAACAGTCGTCACAGGATAGGCTAGAGAGATAAGTCGTTCACCAGGAACCTTCGGAGTCCGGTAGTCAACGCTGCCAGATGGATATTCTGCCATATAGCGTTCATACCGCCAATGCATCATATCCTCGTAGTAAGTACACTCAATATCAGAAAAAGGCTCGTCAACAGAAAAGTCGATACTATAGTCCTTTGTAAAGCCCTGAAACCGAGTCAAAATACTATGGTTACGGTACAGAACAATAGTATCATAAACCCAAGTAATCTGCCAATCCTTTGCAGACAGAAAAGACTTCAATATAGACCACAAATTACCTTTAGCGCCAGGAAAGTTGTATTGATCTAGGTCAGTACCGGCAACAACACCCTCGACACCAAACTTAAAAAAGCTCATAGATGAGTTGCGGTTCTCACTAGCAAAGATTTTAGGGTCGGAAATACCGACAACCTTAAAAAAGTGCTTAATGATATCCTTAACTGTAGCCTGATACAGGCTAGGAATACGCGTCTCGATGTTCAGGCGGTAAAAAGGGTCATTGAGAGTCGCAGACCAAGCCCAAGGTGTATTCGTAATAGAGCGCACGAAAGCATGAGTACGGCCAAGCCTAGGGTCATCAAGCATGATCTCACGATCAAGAACATCAGCTGCTTCAACAAACCCAGTACCAGCCAAACTGTACTCGGAAAAACCGCCTGTCGAACTGTTGCGATCAAGCGACACGGCATCCTCAACGACAGACCAGGAAGTCAGCTTATTAGTCGGAAACCCGATAACATTTACCAAGACCAGACCTCTTCCAAAGTAACAGACGCAGTGAAATGACCGCGATAGTTGTTGACAGTCACAACCTTAGCAGTCCCAGGGACAACCTGAAGATTACCCCCGCCTGATGGATATGAATAATTATAGGCAAACGTGGTTTGGTCGGGCGCTTCCTGTGTAGGCTGAGGACGAATACGGAGAGCACACCAAGCCATATGACCCTCTTGCAGCGGCTTCATCTCGATTTCCCACACACCATCACCAAACCCGAAGACTCTATTCTTTTCTCTGGATTCAACATGTGTAGGCAAGCCGTCCCCACCAATACGATTAAAACTCCACTCAAAGGGCCTCTTACCATCAGCCTCACCATACGCAAAGAACGTACCATAATACCCTTCTGGGATAGCGACACGCTCAATGTAATTACCAGGTTTACTCAACGACAAAGTCATTTCATGGCTATTGAGGTGGTTGTACTTATTGGCGAGCTTGTTCTCCATATTCAGAATATTCGGCTTCAGAATAACCCCTGGATGACCAGACTGCTCATTAAGATTCTTCGTCGGGAACAACGCCTGCTTACCCCAATCGTTAAAAGCAAACGGGGAACCGACATGGTAATGCAAGTAAGGCAAACCCATCAGAGGCGACAAAGCATTATTCATCGTGAATGGGTCCAAGTATGTCACCCACTCACCGGAACGATTCATGAACAACCGTCTGAACAAATCGGCCTGTTCACGATTCAAGTACGACCAAGTAAGCTCGTAATGCTTATGTCCGTACACAGAACCATTGATGTCAGCAAAACCATTCAAGAGTGTCGTCACACCCTCACCGGAATGAACGCTGTCAGAAACAGGCGACTCATCCGGCGCTGGGAACCAGGACATAAATGTCCCACCAACAGAGAAAAAGACTTCACGGGTTGCACAACCTCTAGTAGACGCCACGGCTACCAGCTCCTTCATTACGATTGTCGATATTACGACCGATAGCCTGACCATCCAAAAGGACAGAAGTGCTAACAGCCTTCACAAGCTCATTAAACTGTGCCGGGTTAATTGTAACAAGACCATCACCACCACCCATAGCGTAAACACCACCAGCCGATACGGGAACCTGCATCGTGTTCAGTGCGTTCATGAAGCCCTTGCCATAGAAATCGACAGCTGGCTGGCTAATCACGTACTCGCCGCTACGAACACGGAACATGCCCTTGCCGTCCGTAGCCATAAGGTTGTCGGCCTTCGGGTTAGCCGGGGGACGGCCAGGCAGCAAGCCGCCACCCGCAAAACCAGGCAGAGAGTTAGCACTCGACAGCAGACCGCCCTTATAGAACCGACCAAAAGGTCCACCCTGATTTCTCTTGGGGAAGTTGTACCCGTCCCTCCAAGGTCCAGGCTGGCCGTTATGGGGCATCAGCCTACGAGGGTCATTCCACCAAGTTGCCTTAATAGTCACAGGGATTACGCTCTGACTAGGCTGGACAGGAACCGTAACAGGGTTAGCATGAAGACCATCAATGGCGCTCTGTGTCGAACCGACAGTGCCGTTATCAGTCACATGCTCCTTCACCTCACGAGGAACCTGACCGATAGTCGAAGTTAGGCTGTCGAAAGCCCCAGCCAACTCAGTAACTTCACCCTGGTTAAAACCAAGCTGGGTCACCTGCTCAATAAACTGACGCTTCAGAGATTGCGTGTATGCCTCAATCTCCTGGGTCGAATGACCAGCAGCAGCATACGCCTCAATCAGACCAATCATCTGAGACTGCAACGACCGCAAAGCCTCACGGTTAGCAATAGCAGCCTCAGTGTAGCCCTTCAGTGCAAACTGTCCAGCTTGGAGAGTTGCAATCTCCTTGTCGTTATCGGCAATCTTCGTCTGACCCTCATTGATCTTCTGCTTAGCCTCGTCAATATCAACCTGGGTAGACTGCGCGCGCTCAGTATCACCATACTTCACAGCGACAGCATGGAAGAACTCGGCATCGTGCAACTCCTGCTGGTTCTTACGCATATCCGACGCAAGTTTCTCATTCTCCTTACGAAGATCAGAAACCTTCTTCGTCGTGCCTTCAACATCCTTCTTCAGGCTGTTAAGACCCTTACGGTAATTGTCCTGAGCAGTCGTCGAGCGCCACCAAGTAGTGAGCGCCTTGTCGAGCGCGGACTTCAGACGGCTAAGGAAGTCCTCGAAAATCTCGGCTGCGGTCTTCGTTTCCTTACGAGCACGAGACGCGCCACCACCTCCACCGGAACGAGGTGAACGGCCACCACCGCCTCCACCACCGGAACGAGACGGCTTAGCCTTGAAGTTGTTACCACTAAACGCCGACGTACCATTGTTACGGTTAGCAAACGTTGGCATACGAATCTTGGACTTCTGACCCGTAGTGTACGAACCCTTGCCAGTCTTCGACTTCGAGCCGCCGATAGCGCCCATGTAGCCCTGGATAGACTGCCAGATAGCCTGCACCTTGCCAAGGAAACCCTGGGCCTGCGACACAGCTTGAGCCGCGTTATCAACCATCTGCCCCAGTGACGCATCCGTGGCGCTATGGTCAACCTCGCCAGACTGGTACGGCTGAGCGATAATCGCGGCCATAGTGTCGCGCTGCTGTTGGAACTGGCTCATGTCGAACCCTTGGGCAGCAAGGAAGTCAATAGTGTCTTGAATCGACTGCTGAGCGTACTGGTACGCCTCTTCGCCCGTCAGACCCATTTCCTCAATACCAGCCGCAGCAGCATTACCCATCTTCTCGAAGTAATCCGAGATAGCAGCAATGTTCGCCTGGCCGTCTGGGCTGTTCGGGTCCATCGACGTGCCGTGCTCCTGCATGGACTCGTACACCTGTTGCAACGACGAATCGAGCGCAGCAGCCGCGTCTGTCGAAGAGAACATCTCGTCAAGGACAGAGCGAATAGCCTCTGCCATGCTATGGAACTCGCCCTTAGCGTCACCAACCTTCAGACCGGCTTCTTCCGTCTGTTCACCGGCCTCTTCGACACCCTGGCCGAAAAGGATAGCGTCGTTCAGAGCGTCTTGCATTGCGCCGCCGACACCCTCTGTCTTTGACTTCAAGCCTTCTAGCGCATCAATCTGATCGTAATATGGTTTCGTCTCAAGATAAGGCGTACCCATCGTCGGTCGGAAGTTAATGCCTGTAACCTCGGTCTTTCGGGCCTCAATCTGCTGGATATAGCTATCGACATACGCATTAGCCGCATCCTTGCCGCCGCCCTGAGACTCGGAAGTAGTTGCGAGCTTAATGTACTTCTGATACGAGAAGCCCATGTCAACTAATGCCTGCTTGGTTTCCTTCGACATGCCCTTGAAAGCCTCAGAACCCTGCACAGCGTCCATAATCAACGCTTGGGTATGCTCACCAATCTTCAAGGTAGAGTAACCCATAGCCTCGGCCTGCTCATGTGTAGCCTGAACGACCTGACCGGACTTATCGACGTAGTAGCCAAGCGCCTGACCGTTAGCAGTCAGAACTTCACCATTCTGTTCAATAGTAGCGTTCAGCTCAACAAAGCCAGACTGAGTGCCGTTACCGACTTCCTTCGTATCCTGAGCCAAAGCGTTCAGAATCGCAGAAGAACCACCAACAGTGTTCTTAAACTCGTCAGCCTTAGCCGACGCATCCTGGAAAGCGTCACCCAGATAAGTAGCACCGACCGACACGGCAGTCAAGATACCGGAAATGGCAAGGCCCCAAGGCCCGCCGAACATCGACAACAAGCCAGAGCCAACCGACGACAACTTAGTCAAGGCACCCACAGCCTGACCAGCGCCAGCCGCAACCTGCGCCCCGGCAGCAGCCGCAGACGCGCCCGCAGAAGCCACCTGAGCTGTATTCTGAGCAGCCTTAGCAGCCGCAGCCTTACCAGCCGCAGCAGCCACCATGTTATCCGCAGCAGCAAGACGCTGATTAGCCGCAGCAGCAGCATTAGCCGTGCCAACGTTAGCCGCAAGCGTACTGTCGTAAGCGACCGTAGCCGTCTGAGCCTGACGAATAGCCTGCCACACGACACTCCACGAGGCTTTCTGCGCACCTGTCGCCTGCAACATGCGGTTTTGCATCTGCAAATACGTAGCCGACATCGACACAGCCGCAGCCTTCGCAGCCATAAGCCCAACACGCACTGTCGCCACAGCCGCGAGCGCACCAACAAACGCCTGAATAGGAGCTGGCAGCTTAGCGAAAGCGTTAACGATGCCAGTCGCAGCAGAAATCAGCAGCTTGAACGGCACCATGAAGCTAGAGTTCATGGCCGCACCTGCGTTCTGCAAAGCGTGCTGGAAAGCCTCAACCTTAGCCGCCAGGGTGTCCATGATGATGCCCATCGACTCATCAATGAACGTCGTGCCCTTCGACGCAGCCTCAGCCTCCTTCAACTGCTGCACATACAGACCGACACTGTTCGACATACGGGACAGCAATTCAATGTCACGCACGTTCTTGAAGCCCAAGTCCTTAATCGCCTGGGCCTTCTCAACCTTGTCGTTAATACCCGCAAGGTTCTGCAAGATGCCCTGGAACACCTTGTTCGGGTCGTCACGCCACAACTTCTGGAACTCAGCATCAGTCACACCAACAGCCTGAGCATAGGTGTGCATCTTCTCGCCACCGTCAGCAGCAGCAGAGTTGATCGAATTGAAGATACGCTGAAGCGAGCCGCGCGCCCATTCCTTCGGAATAGCGAGCGACGACAACGTGGACGACAGGGCAAGAATCTCATTCTGGGTAAAGCCAGCAGACTTACCCTGAGCAGCAATCGACACAGCCATGTTCGCAATTTCAGGCTCAGTCGCAACCGACTTCGCACCAAGATCAGCAATCTGGTTAGCCAAGACCGCGTAGCCGTCACCCTTACCAGGTGCCGACTCTTGCAGCTTGCCCATCATCTCACCGAAACGACCAAACGCAGTAGAAGCCGACTCGACTTCCATACCCGTCACAGTAGAGAACTCAGCGACAGCCTTCGTAAAGTCATTCAACTTATTCGTTGGAATGTTCATCTGCGCGCCGAGCGTACCAATCTTCGACAGATCAGCAAACGACGTAGTAGTTGTCGTAGACAGATCAGTGTAAGACTTCTTCAGCTCATTCAAGCTCTGTGTCGTACCCTGCGCAGTACGCTCAACGTCAGCAAACGCGCGCTCCTGCGCAATACCGGCCTGAGCAGCGGACGACACCACACGACCAATACCAGCCGTGATAGCACCGTAGTACACGGCCATGTCACGTGCAGCATAACGGACGTTCTCAATCGCCTTCTCACTCACGCGAGCGTTATTGCGCGCGGTACTAGCATCAGAACGAATAGCCTGACGCTTAGTCAGCTCTTCCTCACGAATACGAGCACGCTCAGTACGAGCAGCTTCAGCCTCACGAGCAGCACCAATACGCGCCGACGCACTAGCGACAGCAGCTTCACGCTTAGCCTCAGCAGAAGCCGTCGTTGCAGCAGCCCTGATCTCTGCCTGCTCCAAAGCGGTGAGCGCTTGAATCTCAGCAAGACGAGTAGCCTCAGCGCCCTTTACACGCACAAGGCTACGCTCATCCTTCCCCTTCTGCTTCTGCAACGGAAGCGCGTTATCTTCACGCTTCACAGAAGCCTGCGCACGCAACTTCTCAGCCTGAGCCTCAGTCTTACGCGCCTGCGACTGATTCAACTGAGCCTGAGCCTTCTTCGCCTTATTCTCAGCCTCAGCCATAGCATTAGACGCAGAAGCCACCTCACGCATAGCCGAAGCAGTATCCCTCAGCTTAGCGATATGGTCCTTACTCAGGTTGTTCATCGTGCGAGTCTCACGGATGAACTGTCGATACGCAGAAACCGCCCTATCGACACCCGCCGAAAGATCAGCTTTACTCGCGTCCCCAGCAGCCTTATTCAACGAGCCAAGCGCATCGGCCACAGACTTCAGCGCTGTCGCAGAGTCCTTAAGGTTCTTGACCTTCGAGCTGTCAAGCTGCAAAGAATCAAGAACAGTCCCGCCACGACCAGAAGGTGCCTTCAGAGAAGCGACAGCACTCTGAAGCGAACCAATCTGCTTTTCCAGAGCACCAATGCTCTGTGCCGCCTTGTCTGCCCCAGCAGCGTTAACGTCAATGTCGATCTTGATTGACTCGTCTGCCACCTTAACTCCTAAAACGAAAAGTCCCTGATACCACTTCAATGATACCAGGGACTTTTCCTACCTAACTTGCTCAAGCGCTTCAAGAGGCGACGGCAGCGGCTCTTTCGTACCATCCGAGTACTCAACAGTACCCAAGACAGTGTACGTGCTTTCACCAGGACTCTGCTTCTTCTGCTTCTCACGGTACGTATCAAGCTCAGCACACGAATAACACGTAGAAGTCTCCACATGGAACTCAATCGCACTATGCTCACTACGACCATACCAGAGCGGCGTACCACACTTGTTACACAAACTATCAAGATAGTATTGATAACCAGCAGCCAAAGCAATATCCAAGTTAGTGTATTCAGTTTGATCAATCGGCTCCGAGTCAAGCTCATCACCAATAAACACAGGCACCATGCGAGCAAACATGCCATGAGCGCCCGTGAACAGTGTCGGCGGCTTACTCTCCGCTCTCGCCGTCTTCAGCAGAAGAATCATCCACTGGTTCTCCGGCTTGCTCAGCTCCGTCCCCACGAAACGTAGGATCAGAAATCGCCTCAGACACGACGACACCAAGCTCCTGCGCGTCATTCCACGTAGCACAAATCTGCTGCCACAAGAACTCAGGCAGATGACCACGCAGCTCCGCAGCCTCGTCATCCGACAGACCGTTCTTCGACTCACCCGTGGTGTTGTCGATAACTTCGACACAAGAACGGGCAATGATGTACTCCATTAGGCGATCTTCGCGCTCGATGCTGATGATTGCCTTTTCATCCTCGTTCTTATTCTTCGTGGAGAAGAACGGGTCTTCCCAGACCTTCTTCTTCAGAATGTAAAGTTCTTTGTTAGAGAGCGCACGCAGACGCAGGGTGATCGTCTCCTTACGAAGCGCCTCAAGCTCTTCTTGCAGCTCGACACCCGGGGAAGTGTCGGTGATAGAACGAGACATTGGGGCCTCGTGCAACTGAGCGGTCTTAGCGATCTCGACCAGTTGGGCGAAACGCTCAGCATTCTCAGTGTTCAGTGGCACGTCGATAGCCTTGACCGTAGGCTTGATGGACGAGATAATCTTAGACAGTTCAAAAGCCATGATGTCTACTCCAATCAGATATGAGAATACCCCCGCACCTCGGGGGCACAGGGGTATTCTAGCAGAACTGATCAGGCAGCGACAGCCTTGTTCAGCTCCATAAAGCCCTGGGGCAAGAAAGGCACCTCAAACTGGATGGGCTTGTCCCCATCACCGAGGATGTCCTTCGGATTATCCGGCACGACCTTAAAGGCCGAGAGTTCTTGACCGGCCTCGACAGGGGTGCCCTGTCGGAAACCAATACGTTGGACAAGGTATCCTTCCTTGATACCATCAAGCGTGCCACGCTTGAACAACTGATACGCCTTATCATAGACAGACGTATTGCCAGCAGCCTTCTGTCCAGCCGCGATAGCCTCGCGGAAGAACGTCAGACTGGCTTCGTAATTGCTGATGGTGGGGGTCTTCGCGTTGCCAGCATCGCAAATGGTACGCGAATCGTCCGTGTCGCTATCCGTAGCGCCGAGCGTCATACCCGCCGCGATAGCACACGAAATATCGACAGCCTTCGGCGTACCACCCGTGTAGGTCGTCGCCTTAAACAGGTCGGCAGTCGAAGTAATGGCATCAGCCGGAACCCACCAAATAGTGGTGTTCGGCGACAACATCTTGGGCATCAGTCTTCCTCCTTGTGGGAAACGATATCGTCATCTTCAATGGTATCATCCTCGCCGCAACACTTGGCCTGTGTAATCGGCGTATTGTCGTCAACAACCTCATACATGTCCGGCAGAACAGCCAGCTCATCTTCGGTCTTGTCGCAGACAATATTGGTAAAAACATTGCGCACGCGCAATTCACTCACCCCTATCCAGGTTGACGTAAAAACTCATACTGTGCTGATAAACCGTAGGCCGCAACGTGGAATCGTAATCGCTATCAGTACCCACCGACGCAGCAATATTCACCCCGTTCGACCCTTCAACCAACACAGCACCAATGAGCTTCTCTTTCACAACCGACACAAGCCGATTGAGAAGTTTCTTATTCACAGCGTACACATCCACCGTGAAAGGATGCTCGTACACATCCATAGTATGACCACCCAACGACACATACTCGTCCAACTGACGATTGATCTCAGCGCCGCCGTGATACACAATATAGAGAGGCACCTTCGTATCACGTGAAAAAGAATCGAAAACCTCGACATCCTTGATCGTGCGCAAAAGAGCCAGACAATCCTCGTCAAACTCCAAGGTCCTATCCGTCACTTCAGCCTCCCATAGAACTCTTCACGGAACACAGCCGTTACACGAGGCAAATACTTAGCCGGGGTAATACCCTTCCCCTTGTCGCCACCCGTGGGCTTGCCACGCAAACCAGAACGCAAATACCCAGAAGTGCGCTGACTGTACGTACCATTCTCCTGCCACGCATAATACGGCTTAGCACGGTCCCAACGATGCCAACCGATCTCGACAACCTTACCGCCCTTAGAAGCATCAACACGGAAAGCATCACGCATATAACCAGTATCAACACGACGCGGGTCTGTCGCAATCAAAGCGCGCCCATACTCAGTAGAAGCGACAGCAGCAGCCTTAGCAGCAGCGTCAACCTTCTTCCACGCAGCATCAATAATCTTCTTCTTCGCCTTAGCAGCGACACCATACCTGTCGGTATCAACAGTCACCTTAATGCCAGCAACACGACCATCATACCGGACAGTCTTTTTCGTTCTAGCCATTAGCAGTCTCCCCCGTTGCCACGTCACACAAAAGAGTCACCTGCCAGTTCAGCGTATCAACCTGAGCGTTACGCACAACCAGCTTCAGTCCCGAAACCTTCGGGTCAGTAGGCATTTCCTCTACTTGGACGCGCATACCTTCAGCAAACGACACACGCGCATCAGGGTTGCCCCACAAATCACGTGAAAAAACCTCGTTCTTGTCGATGTGCAAAAGTTGCACACGATACGCATGAACACCCGTGACTGTGCCAGCCCACTCACGATTACGAGCACGCCAGTCAACGTTAGGTGTAATGTTTGCCCAACCCTTCCACACAGGATTGTTGTACTCAAGCGACAAACCAGCCTCATCAGACCAGTCGTACGCCACCGCGTCTGGTTCCTTGAAAATGCTCACCTTCGTATTAGCCAACAATTGCAATGGATAATACGAGGCATACATGAACAACGGGTGGATATTCGGGTCAATCGACAAACCCATCAGAAGTTCACCGCCCAATCCACTGGCTCAAACGTTGGCTGCACGACATCAAAGCAAAGGTTGCTTAACTCGTCTTCCTTCGCCTGAGCACGCAACTGCCGAGCACGGGCGACAATCGCAGACAGCAACTTAGCGCCGTCCGTCTGCTTGTCGTCCGTCTTCAGAACAAGAAGCTGCAAAGCCTTATCCGTGCCGATAGCGTCACACGCATCAGCAGCAGCCAGCTTCACGTTACCACCGTTAACAGCGAGCAAAGCCTCAATCTCTTCATCCGCGAAAAGATAACGCGGCTCATTCCTCAAATCACGCAAGTCCTCCAACTTACGCAAATCAGGAATAAGAACACGCACCTGCCCCACAGGCGAAGAAAAATCAATATCACTCATGAAACCAGTATAGCAAGACCCCCGTGACCAAAAGGCCACAGGGGTCTTACTTAACCAGCTAACTGATCAGAGATGATCGTTTTGACCACCGACAGAGAGCACGACACCATCAAGGTTCAGCAGGCCAGCGCCCGCAATCTGACGAACGCGAATCTCCACGTCGTCATTGTCAAAGCTACCTTCACGGTAATCGACAGCACCGCCGCCGAGCATAGTGCCAGTCGCGTTGTGAGCGCGAAGCTCCGGGGTCTCACGACCACGCATGGAGGTCTTGGCAATCGTGGTCTTATCGCCAGCCTTACCACCCTTGGGGACAAGCGCCCAAGCGTCGTCACCAACAATGGTGCCAATGAGATCAGACTCGACGACCTCGATGTCGGTCAGCGTGTTGGTGCTGATCGTGGTCGTCTTGCCGTCGGTCGTGCGAATCTCACGAATAGCAAGAATCTCACGCGCAAGCTGAGCCTGAGCAGGCGAGCAAACCAGCGCGAAACCACCAGGAACGGTGACAGTGCGACCGGACTCAGACTTGGTGTTAAGCGCCTGCCAACGAGCAGCAGTAATAGCACCGTAGGAAATACGCGCATCCTTGCCGTTAGGACCAGCGACAGCCTCGCCCTTGAACTCGGCAGGAACCTTCGACAGGTCAAGCTGACGACCCAGCTCAGTCTTGATGTACTTGTTGCGGGGGTCGAACAAGGTCATGAGGACCAGCAAGTCCTCGGTACGAGCCGCAAGACGGCCCGCGTCAGTCGGCAGCTTCTCAATCGTGTTCCAATCGTCATTGACGATTGCCTCGAAGCTGAACTGAAGACGCGCACCATGCTTGCCAACCTCAACGAAACGACCGTTGCCGGTGTACGCGAGAGTCGGGTAGGAGGTCAACTCAGGAATCGCGGGCAGCGTGTCCTGGATGGGCGAGAAGCCGCCGTTGTCAATAGGCATCGACGCAATGTCCGAGTTCAGCGACAGGTAAGCAGCAGGTCGGAAGTCGTTGAGAAGAACCTTCTCAGCAATCTTCGGCCAAATCGAATCGTACTCGTTGTAAGAGCTGACAAACTGCACGTTAGCAGCGTTAACAAACATGGTCGGTGCGAGGCTATCAGTGGTGACAGCCTCCTTCAGACGCGCCTGAGCGATCTTGTCGCCCTTGAAGGCACCTTCGAGCAGCTTGTTGAACTCAAGCTGGTCCTTTTCATTGATCAACATTAGTTAAACCTTTCAGGCCAGGGGACGAGTGTCGAGAACAACCTGGTAAACAGTGTCCTTAGCGGCAAAAGAGTAAATCTCCTTCACCCAGCCAAGCACAACATCAGCGCCAGCCTTGGTGAAGGTGACAGTAGGCTTGGCACCGGCAGTCGCAGCCTTCAGGTAAACAAGCGTGCCAGGCTTGAACGACGACGGAGCAGTACCATCAACCTTGAGAGCGAACACGCCACCCTTCACGCGAACCGAAGCGTACTGAGCACGATTCAGACCATAAGTAGGCTTGGTAAGTGCCTCAGCAGCAGTCGCGTAATCCGTCTTCTCCTGAGCGGGTGCGACATCGGACATCAAGATGCCAGCAATACCAGCCTCCTTGTTGACGACAACAGCGTCACCAGCCTTCAGATGCTTCTGATCGTTGTCAATAAGCAGAGACAACGTATCGCTGTACTCGAAAATCTGGTTATCCTTGTTACCCGTCAGAGGGAACTTCTTGATACCTGCCATGATCACTTCCAACCAATCTTAGCGTAGGACTCCTTCAGAGAAGTCTCAGAAGCCTTATCAACAACGGGGGTGGCAGTCGCAGCGACAGCCTCCTTGAGATACGCGCGCTCGGCCTCAAGAGCAGAATCGACATCCGCGCCCTTCTTCACAGCCTCACGAACACGCGCGACAGCCGCCTCCGGCAAACCGGACTCAGCAATCTTCTTACCAGCCTCAATGGCAGAATCGACATCAACCGATGCCTCTTCGACCTTCTCAGCCGGTTCCTCCACCTTGGCCTCCTGAATCGCGGCCACAGCAGATTCCAGCTTAGAGCCGAGAGCTTCAATAAGAGAAGCAAACTCGCCCTTCAGCTCATCGAACTTGGACTCAAGCAGCTTTTCGTCCACAGTTCCCTCCTTAGTAATAGAGTTGTTCCTATTTGATTCTAGCAGATCAACAATGCCACCACCTGCACCAGGCACGGTAACAAAGTCAACCGAGCGAACGCCAGCAAAAACAGGAACAACACCTGTTTCCGCAATTGGCTCGTTGCACCAAGCATTGATGGAAACACCAATATGCTCCCACTTATCCTTGATTAGATCATTCACCCCAGAAAACACCTTACACACAGTGTAGAGTGCCCCGTCCTCACCAACTGTCGCGTCTTCCAAAAACACGCCAGCATAGTCACGAATAGAACGCTCCGGGCGCTCCCATTCCTCGGACTCAGTTGGGTGGTCGATAAACATTTCCGTGCCAGCCTTAAACAAAGGCGCAGACTCAGCCAAGTTCTCAGCGGTGTAAATACCACTCGAACCCTGGCCCGGCACGATAATACGGATGCGGTACTTACCCTCACCAAGAGACTCAGTACCTACAGCCGCCGTTGACTCATGCAACTTATGCATCAGTCCCCCTATCCCGGTTGTCGTTCGTTCCATCAGACATTGGCCCAACACCCGTTGCACGCCCGTCTTCAGCATCATCACTCTTTGTCGTGTCTTCTTCGCCCTCGTCCTCATTCTCACCCTCATCGGGTAGGGCAGGCAAATCTTCCAACGGCAAAGACCCGGCAATCTTCAGAAGTTGCAGAACGCCGGAACGCATCTCAATCTGATGCAAAGCGCCATTCTGGTACGCAAGCGTCAAAGACTGAATACGGCGGTGCGTCTGGTCATTGTTGATCGAACCGTACTCAATCGACACCTTAATGCCGAGAGCCAGAGCAATCTCATTCAACATGTCGATATGCAGTTGACGACGCAACTCCAACGCCTTAAACGTCGGGTCTTCAAGCGCAGTCTCAGCGCCCTGTCGTCCACCCGCAGAACCATCAGTCAGCAACACCGACAAGGGGATGTCGAGAGCAGCCGACACCATAGCAGCAAGAGGCGTACCAGCCGAGAAGTCAATACCTGCACCGGCCTTGTTAATCGCCTGAATGTCCTGCCCGGCACCGATGTTCGCCGTGGCACCGACACCCGGACCAGCCATACGCTGCTGGACAGCCTGTTGCTGCTTAGAGTTAACGCTCGTCGCCTTAAAAGCCAGCTTTGCCAAGGACTTCTCCATGAGGTGCGCAACCTCAAGATGCTCCTTGTACTTCTGTGCATACGACATAGCGCTCATGAGATCAGGCTTGCCGTACTGTTCAGCAGCAAGTCGGTTTACTGTCGCGTACACGGCAGTCAAACGCTTGTTCACCTTGTAGTTAGACTTGGTGATCTTCACGCCCACTCGGTCCCACAGCATGTACCACTGAGGCTCACCACTCACGACAGGGTTAATGAGCACAGCAACAACATCACCTGTCGCATCGTCAGTAGCCACACCTGCAAGACGCATCAACGGAACAGGCGTAACAGTCTTCGTTGCCTTGTCGATCAAGTAGATGACACAACCATCCGTGTTAAAAGACTGCTCGTCACGAACACGCGCCTGCACACTGAAACAAGCCTTCGTGTTCTCTTCGATCACCTTACGAGAAGGACCAGTAGAACCCTTGTAGACAACTGGGTCGCCCCACATGTAAGCGTTACGCACAACCAGGCCACGCTTCACAATAGGGTTAAGAGTAGCCAAACGACGCGCACGGGCCGAATGGTCCCTAATCACATCAAGAGTAATCAGAGAATCAGGGCCTTCGACAGCAGACAAAGGCAACCAGCCAACATCTTCACGCTTGAGACGCGCTAGGGAATCAGAAAACGCACCCAGCGCTTCTTGAAATGTCTGCTCATACTTCATGCTAATTATCCTATCATGCTAGAAATACAGACAACTCTTCCTCGAACATGAAGTCCAAGAGGTCATCTTCTTCAAGCAGATCATCCGGCGAATAATACTGACCTTCTGAATCACCAGCCATAATCGCACCAATGTTCTGATACGCATAAATGACAGCATCAAGAACGTCAGGCGACTTAATACCACGCTTACGCATATTCTCCTTCGACTCAATCAACATGGCACTACCACGGTACTCATACTTAATCGAAGCAATCTCGTTATGCAGTTCATCGTCATCCGGCAGGAATACACGACCATCAGCGACAGCCTTGGCAAACTGATCATACATAGCGGCACGATAGTTGTACCACTTCGTGCTATCCCCGGACTTCGCGTTACCGTGAATACCAATGACAGAAATGTCGGCAGGCACAAAATTGTAGATACTATCAAGAACTGACGCACCAACACCAATAGCGTCAATACGAATCTCGACAGCCCCGAGTTCGACTGCCAGCTCACCAACCTTACGAGCAAGCTCAGGACCATTCAAGCCTTGGTAGCGTCCATGAATCTTGATGTAGCCACCCTGGTTCGACACAATCACCGAGCTGTCGGAACCATAACGGGCAACGTCAACCCCGAGAATAACTGGCATACCCTCGTCCGGCTCAGAAGTGTCGTAAGCCTCCATCGACTGCATGACGCGACCCATGTTGAACAGACCATCATCCGACACATCGGGGAACTCGCCGAGGACACGCGCGACAAAACGGGGGTCATCCTCGCCCCATTCCTTCTTACGCGCCTCAACCCAGTCAACCTGCACAAGACGAGTCGCAACTTCAACAGGTACGACCTCACCCGTGAAGTTAGGTGTGTCGTACGCGCCGAATTGGATAATGTTCCACGAGCGCTCTTCAGGCTTCAGGCGCATTTCCCGCTTGTAGACCTCGGCCATGTAGCATGAGGGGTCGTTAGGGTTAGCGATAGCCAGGATGCGTGCGAACTTGTTGGTTGTGATTGCGTCGGCTGCGGTGAAGATTTCCTTGGAGATGCCCCCCGCCTCGTCCATGATGACGAGAACGTACTGGTCGTGGACACCTTGGAAACCGGACTCGTCCTTATCGTCCGGCTTCATACCGAAAGCGATAGGGTCTTGTCGGTCTCCCATCTTCCATGTTGCGTCGGCGTTAACCTTGCCACCAATGCCAGCGACAGCCTTCACACGCGGTATCTCTTTCCACAGAACGTTGCGAACCTGTTTCCAGTTCGTCGCCGTGGTGACGACTGTCGTATCATCGACAGGATGTGTATCTACCCACCAATTCACAAGGGTAGCTGACAGCCTTGACTTTCCACAGCCGTTGGAAGTTACAACCAGGGTTTTCTGATGTTCAACAACAGATTGTGAGACCTCGATCTGCTTAGACCACATGAACAGGCCGTGGTCCTCTGCCCACTTAGCGGGGTTGTTGCGCCACACTTCAAGACGCTGAGCATCAGAAAACTTCTTAGCGACAGCACCGAAAGGCAGCATCAGTCACCCTCAACTTCCACAGTCGCCTCAAGCAACGCAGCTGGTTTCGACACAGCCTGAGAGAACCAGTCAGCCTTGTTCGTCTCCAAAGCCTTCTTCGCCTTAGCAGACAGATGTGGGTACATGAGAGCCGTGTACTCTTCTAGCACCTGATTAGTGAACGACATCATGATGTTCACTTGCTTCTCTTCGATCACGCGAATCTCATGAGTCACTGTCTGCCGCTTCAAGTTCGCAACCTCGGAGATTTCACGCAGAACAGCGAGAACAGCCTGGAGATTCTGGCCCCAGTTACCCTTCTCGTCAGCAAGACCAAACATCTCGATCTGGCTATAGGCCATGTCAACAAGCGCATCAAGACGATCAAGCTGCTTGATGCGCATATTGCGAGGCGACAACTCCTGTCGGCTGTCGTAGTACGACTGCTCGATAACGAACAGTTCTTCAGACGTGAAGCCTGTCGCCTGAATGATCTTGTTACGCTCCGTGCCACGCTTCAGCAGCGACAAAGCCATGTCGCGCTTGCCCCGCAGCTCTGGGTCATCACTCGTCAGCAAACTGCGCGAGTCGTTCTGAGAACTCATTTAGCACCTCTTCCACTGACTTCTGAAACTTCTTATCCAAGTACACGTAAGTACCAGCAACACCGGTAATCAGGCCAGCAGCAAGGCCAACCAAGAACCAGGCAAACAGCATTTAATCCTCCTTCGGAACAGAAGGCAGCTCTTCCACCTTCACACCGGCCTGCAAAGCCGCAACACGCACCGCGTAAGCATGTTCCTTCCACAAGAACGCTTGTGTACGCAAATCAGCTTCAAGATCATCACGAGCTTCTTGAAGCTCTTGGGCTTTCTTGTAACGATCAATGCACAAATCAATAATAGCCTTGATAACAAGGGTTACGGCGGAGCAAATGAGGCCCACCAATGCCGTGTTCATACGCTAACTCCTTGTTACTCACTAACGGTTGACAAGTATTCTTCCCTTGTCTTATGATACCGTTCTTCAGCCTCTTCCAGCCTGCTCTTCGGCAGAACTCCGGGGCGATACGAATAAGGCCACACACGCAGAGCACGCGCAAAGAAAAACAATGCAATGATTACTGACAAAATAATAACATGGAGCGGCCAACGTACGTGTGCCGTGGTCAGCACTAGTTCGTTAATCGCCACAAGCATGATGCCGACAACAGATGTCAAAGCCGCTGGGCCTTCCAACCACCAAGAACCAAGCCACGCTGAAGGCGCGCCCAAAACACCCGAGACGAGCATGAGAACACCCGCAAGGATAACAACCCACGGTAGCGCCGCAGCACTCGTCAAGAACCCAATACCCGTAATAGTAATAGCCGTGTAGATAACTACCATCACAGCAGTTACCGACCTCGGCTCGCTCATTGATCTCAGCAACTTCTTCATGAGGCCATTATAGCGAAAACCCCCTCACTGACATCAGCAAGGGGGTTTTCTGTAATTGTGTCACTCAGCGTCAGGAGTGCCATACGACGGAGCCGTATAAACACCACCCGTGTGAACAGCTGCAAGAACCAGGGCAAGCAAGCCCAAGACCTTATCCAGCACATCAAGCCACTGAGCCGACTGCTCAGGCGCGACAACACCATAAGCAATACCGACAGCCAGCAAGGCCGCAACAACACCATAAATCGCCTTACGACGCTCAGGAGTCAGCGCAGTCCACTTGGTGCGGTCAGTGGTGAGAACATTATTCTCCATGTCCAAGTTCCTCCTAAATCGAAGTTACTTAGATTCTACCAGCTTCACGATGCCGTCAGCGTCCTGTTCAACAACTAGCTTACCGACAAGCAGCTTGCCGTCTTCACCAAAAATCGAGCAAGCACCATCAAGGCGCGTCTGGCACAGGCCGACAGCCATAGCGCCCGTCTCAGTGAGGAAGTAGTCGTTGCCGTTGTACGACAGCCAGCCGGTACGCATAGCACCGTTTTCCTCAAGGTAGTACCACTTGCCCTTATAGAGCTGCCAGCCGGTCTGCATCTGACCCTTATCGTTCAGATAGAACCAGTGCTCACCGACCTTCACCCAGCCGGTCTCCATCTCACCATAACGCCCATCGTGGACATCATGCAGGAAATACCAGTGACCATCGACGTGCTGCCAACCGAACTGCAACCAGCCCTTCTCGTTGGCATAGAACCACTTGTCGCCCACAGGGAACCAGCCAGTCTCGTAGCCGCCGTCTTCAGTGCGGTACCACCAACCACCATTCTGCGACACCCAGCCTTCCTTAGCAGACAGGTCAGCGTCAAGGTTGTCGTAATACTGCTGGGCCTTCTCGATGTACTCGTTTGCATATGTGTCACGCAGCGAGGCAGGGCACATCGTGGAGTAGAAGTCACTGTGGGGGAACACATTGACTCGCCACTGCGGACGGCCAAGACCATACGCACGACACAGGGCAGCGGTCAGGTGTGCGCCCGCGTCGATGGTGGTCTCACCGACATCCCAGCCGCCCTCAGCACCCGTCGAGTTCGCGTGCTCGATACCAATCGACTTCTTATTTACACCCGGGCAGTGCCACGCAGTATCCCAGTCGTGGACATACTGCGCAATAGCGCCGTCAATGTCAACATCGTAGTGCGCAGACGTACCATTGCCACTGAAGGCACCGTACACGCCTTGGTGCGACATGGCCTTACCAGCGTTGTGGTGAATGATGATGCGGTCGATAGCATTACCACCACGCCCCGCATCGAAATTATCAATCCACAGGTTGTAGTCAGCAGTCAGGTCAGTCCAACTAATCACGATAATTGCTCCTAATCTCCCAAGGACCGAAGTCCTCGTACTCAGCCTTAATCATATCAGTGAACGCCCGGACACCCTCTTCAGTGACGAACACCTGCCGATAAGAGTTACCCTCATCAGTGTAAACACGGCGCACATCGAGCAAGCCATTGGCCTTTTCAGTCGGTTCGCTAATATAGCGCCCCTTCTTCAAGAAACCTTCACGTCGGAGGAAACGAACGAGCTTTGTCGAACCGAACTTAGGGATGTCCGTGAGGCTTGCAGCAAAATCACGCAACGAAGGTTCCATCACACACCATCCACATCAACGAAATAGTCAGCAAACGGGTTATCGCCAGGCTCCACGAACTCCATGTTAATAGTTGCCGCTTCATCGTCCAAAGGACGCAGAACATCCTTTGGCTGTCGAATCGACTTGAAGATAAGAGTCCAATCAACAGGCATGTAGTCACCCAGCAAGATCATGTCCTTGAGTGTTAGATTCCCATTCAACAGCTTAGTGCGGTAATACTGTGCAGAAGGACCACCAAGCAGTTGACCGTCGTTAGTGATCGACAGGCCCGCATCCTTGAACTGCTTAATCACGAGCTGTCGAACGAGATCAACACGAGTTTCAATATCCTGGGGGTACTCAGGAGTTCGAGACGCACGAGCCTTAGCCATGCGGGCGCGCGCCTCTTCGAGCTTCACAGGGTCAGTAATTTTCATTCTTTCACCTCATACTTCTTCAGTAGGTCCGGTCGGAACCCGGACCAGTGTTCCTTAACTTGCGCGCCTTCGCGCACGACAACGACAGGTGCTTGCTGGTAGCCCAGTGCGCGGATAAATGCCAGTGCATCCGCATCTTCAGTTACGTCGATGCTATTGAAGGGCAGTCCCAGCGCCTTCAGCTTGCGGTACGTTGCCGTACACTGTGGGCAGTTGGGCTTGGAGTAAACGGTAATCATTTGTTGGCCTTTCCGGTGGAACCAAAGCCACCATCACCACGCTCACCGGCATGGACGGGTGGCTGTGCGTAGAGAGCAGAGGTGCCCTCTAGCTTGACAATAACAATCTGAGCGATACGCTCATGCTCTTCCAGCACGACAGGGGTGTCCTTGCTCATGTTGCACAGTGGAACGAGAACTTCACCCTCGTAGCCAGCGTCGATGACACCGACACCGTTAGCGAGTAGAAGGCCCTTCTTGCTCAGTGACGAGCGTGCGAAGACGAGTCCGACAGACCCATCAGGAATGTCGTGCTTATCGGGGTAGTAGCCTGTCGCCACGTAGATAACCTCACCTGGGTAGATGAGGACGGGCATCTTCGTGGACAGGTCGAAACCAGCATCGTTGTGGTGCTGCCGTTGTGGTCGCATCACTTTCTCCTTTCGTTGAGTATAACCATGAGTGCAGCAGCTTTAGCAAACTTCAATGTGCTTGGTGCTACAACACAGTCTGAGATAACTTCGTCAGCTAGTTGTCCGAAGTCTGTTTCTAGGTCTTTATAGGTGTTATACCACTTATTGATGAGTTCGCGGTTAATGCCCATGTATGTTACTGGGTCACCGCTTGTCACAGCAATACGCGACTCTTTATCCCAGATGAAGTTAAGGTCATTAAGGGCTGGCACGTGTGGAACGAGCTTGTTCGCGTAATTGTTGTTCCGGCTCACGTACTGGCTCAGGCAGATGACGACATCATTGAATCGTGGCTTTGTCTTTATCTCGCCGTCCCACCACTTGTAGATGCTGTCGATGAGCTTTTCTACTGTCGAGTCTAGCTTAACCGGGTTGAACTTTTTGACGCTTTCTGGTTGGTGGATGACTCTATCGGAGTAACTAAAGCTAGTGCGGCCAACTTTCTTGAGCCATGTTTCCACAACCTTACTAGGGTCTGTCATGTGTCCTCCTTTCTACGCAGTCTATGTTAATACGTTTTTGTACGGAGTACAGGCTAAACTGATGTGACGAGTATCACTTAGCTTTGTGGGTAAGGTAAAGCGCCAGCACTCGAAAGCACTGGCGCTTTACCCCGTTAGGAAGGTGCTCTCAGTGTAGCACTCAGATGTGGTCGTTGCCAAATCGACCGGCGCACCATGCAACCGTGCAAGCAGCAGTACCAATCAGCAGCGTCAGAATTGCGATCACGATGCCCTCAGAGGCAGCACCCGTCTTAGCGAGCTTGTCCTTCTTCGGATTATGAACGGTGGGCTTATTCATCGACTCGACAGCCGTAGGGGTCGGCTTCGGCGCAGGCTTCTCGGACGGTGCAGACTGCGGCTCATCAGATGGGGTCGGCTTAGGAGCAGGCGTAGAAGGTGCCGGAGTGGGGGTCGGCTCCGTAGAAGGCGCAGGAGCAAGTGTAGACGAAGACGGCTCAGGCTTCGGGTCTTCAGACGGCGTAGGAGTAGGCTCAGGCGTGACGCTTGGTGCCGGGGCCGGAGTCGGCTTCACAGAACCATCACCATCAGTACCACCGTTGCTCTTAACTGTCGCCGTAGCCTCCAACTTCAGCCCATTCACCTCAGCATGGTTGGTCGCAGAGGTCTGCCCTTCAGGAACGACAGTATGCTCAGGCGGGTACGTCACACACGTCTTGGAGCCTTCAGGGGCCGTGAACTTGATCGTGTTCGGGTCCACCTGGGTGGCAGTGATGACCTCGGTCGTATCCGGGTCCCACGTAGCGGACTTCGCGCACTTCACGGTCGTACCCAGCTTCGCGTCAAAGTCCTTCACGGTGTACTCGGTGCCAGGGGTGGTGATCCACTTAATGCCCCACGAGATCGTGCCGTCTGCATTAGACCAGCCGAACTTCACGTTTTCCGGGTTGGAGTATTCATAGTGAGCCGGTGAAGAACAATCGTTCGTGCAGGTTCCCGTACCCTCCTTGTCGCCCCAGACAAGGGTCTTCACAGCCTTACCGTTCAGTGTGATCGTACCCTCCGGGGGGGGGGGGGGGCGCGCCCCCCACCACCGCGCCCGCGCCCCCCGCCGCC